GTTGTAAAAGATCCTACCAATCCTCAAAACGAGGGTGGAGTATTCCTCTACAAGTTTGGTAAGAAGATCTTTGATAAAGTAATGGAAGCAATGCAACCAGAGTTTGAGGATGAAACTCCAATCAATCCTTTTGACTTCTGGCAAGGTGCTAACTTCAAGTTGAAGATTGTGAAGAAGGATGGTTACTGGAACTATGATAAGTCAGAGTTCGATAAGGTATCTCCTGTACTAGATGATGACGATGCACTAGAAGCATTGTGGAAGAAGCAGTATTCACTTGCTGCTGTTACAGCACCAGATCAGTTCAAGTCTTATGATGATCTTCAGAAACGTCTGAAGTATGTTTTAGGACAAAAACCTGTTCGTCGTGTAGATGAGGAAGTGTTTGAGGAGGACAACTCTCGTGGTTCTTTCCAACCTAACTTTGAGACACGTAAGGCAGAGGAAACTGTGACTTCTGCTGTAGCATCTGCTAGTTCAGAGGAGGATGATGCACTATCATACTTCCAGAAGTTAGCGGAAGAATAACTGAGGCAAATTCGACTTTTTATTCCAAAAAAAGCGGAAAAAAAACTCTGGTATTTTTTTGCTCTATTACTTTTTTTCTATTGGAATAATCTAATATTTTCGGCTCTCTTTAAGGTTTCATCGACATATTCGGTGGAACCTTTTTTGTATTTTGTAATATCTTCAATATCATCTAAGACAACACTTATATATTCTGGTTTTAGGATAAAAATTTCTCTTTTCTTATTTTCTAAATTTTCTTCATATTGAAAATTTGTTACTGGTCTGGTAATATTGTTTTTTTCAGTTAATCCACCAATGTAAAAATCATAGTAAATAACGTTATAGTCGGAACTTACCTCCAATCCTTTAGGTACTATTGTCACATTATTACTGTCTTTAACTTCTATGGTTTCATAATGATGAATCCCATTATATATTTTATTATAATCATTATCATATTTTTCTAAAAGATATCTATCAAAGTCTGCTTGAGGTAATGGCCATTCATTTGGTATATTTACTATATTATTTGCTAACAAAATTAACCAATCTAAAGTAGAATCTTCATATACTTGATTAGCAACATTATCAGGTCTATCATCACCTACGACATTGTATTTTTTGAAGAAAGTTAGGTTTTGGAAAATGTCTTCTCTCAAAAAGACTCTCTTAAAAAGATTTTTAACAGTAATATAGTCTGATATTTTAGCATTAGGTAATCTGCTAACATATTCAAAATTTGGTATTAGACTAAAGTAGTTTGACATTTTAGAAACCTATTTCTTCTGGTAGTGGAGTGTCATCACCATAATCATCATTAAATATTGGATTAAGTTCGGAGTAAGTCATGGTCATTTGATAAGCAGTCATTACACCATCTTCATAAGTTGAGTAATTTCCATTAGGAGCATAATTAACACCAAACGATGATAAAGCACATTCTTTAAATTTATTTAAATATTTGTGATTTTTACCCTCAGAATTTCTATAAGATAATTGAAATGTGTGGGGAGATTTCATAAACAACCTTGATTTTGTTCTAATTGGTGACATTCCTTGTTTAAAAAATCTAAGAATTTTAATGACAGTCATAGCTTCATCTTTATCTCTCGGAGCAAGAAGAAACTGAAAACTAAAGGTTCTTAAATTAGGACCACCAAATAACAATTCCATGTTTGGGTTAGCAATTGCACCTGTAGTTCTGGTTAATAATTCTTGACTACCTGATGCCATTCCTGCTATAACTGCTGCAAGAGCACCCTTTGTATCAACAAATGCGTCAGCAATTTTTCTTGCTTGATTTCCTACTTCACTAACACCTGCCCCTAGATCTTGTACTGCAGTTAATGCGACATTAGCTTTTGCCATGTCTAATGGACTCATGGAACCATCACCAAATCTAACACTAGAAGAATCTTGAATACCAGCAGGGATCGGTAATATCACTGATCCTATACTCCTTTTGTCAATATCGGTGGATCTTTCACTAAAAGCAAAAGTTTTTTTATCAAATTCTTTTGGTTCATATTTCATCATATCAAATTTTAGAAAATCTTGTCCACCACTTCCTTCTCTTAAAGATTTGGGAAAAACATATGCACCAAATCCTTTTTCTCTTGTTCCAACTGCAGATTTACCTGCAGCTCCGTTGATAACCGCAGTTTGATCATCTATGCTAGTTAATTTTGCTTTATCTTGATCATTACTAGATTCATTTCCTTTATTTCCATTTCCGTTGGATCTATTATATGCTCTTGATTCTGCTGAATTTCTTACAAGTTGTTCTTCTATACTATTTGACTGTGTTTTGGATGCAGATTTGATTGCTTTTATTGCTTCAGGATCTCCTTTTATGTCTGCACTTGCATTTTCATTCCAATCTACTATTGATGGTTGACTAGATGATCTTTCTCCTATTACTCTTCCTCCATCTCCATTTTCATTATCATATTGAACAATTTCTACTTTATATGTTTTATTTCCATCCAAATCTGTAGTGGGCGTTATTTGTGTGCCTGTATAAATTGTTTTTTTATTTTTACCCTTTCCAATTTGGATTGGGTTTAGTTTACTAGTAACTGCAGACATCAGATATAGTCTTTTTATTTATTTAGTATGAATTTTCCATAAGGAAATCTAAGCAACTCATCAAGTTCATCATAATCAACAATATAGAGTTGTCCTGCAAGTTCTTCCCATGTATAATTACGAGATTGTCTCCAATGAAAATTAAGTCCCTTAAATCCCCAAGATTGCAAATCTGTGCAAGCAATTAAGGGATGTTGGTCGTAAGTAATATTAGGAGTTTTTGCATTGTATATAAAGGTATAGAATTTACCCACTTCAGGTATGGGTGTGACAGTATCATTTAATGCTTCCATGATGATAAGCATTAGATCTTCTGGATCATTTATGGAATTTTCTAATTCTTGGTAGATTGCTTCAATTCTATTCATTTGATACCTAACTCTTTTTCAGTTATAATCTTAAATTCAATTTTTCTATCTTTACACCATTCATCTGCTGCTTCCCATTTTGCTTGATTTACAGCATAAGTTTTACATTCGTATAGGTATGATTTAGTCACTCTTTTCTTTTGTATTGGTGGTTTTGTTTGTTTTTTTGGTTTGACTTCAACAACATAGGTTTTTATTTTACCTGTACTCTCCTTCACCTTAATAATAAAATCTGGAAAATAACGATGAACTCTTTTATCAACAGGAGATAGGTAGGGAATCCAAAATTCTTCACTTCCCCATTCCACAATATTTTCATTAATATCACACCAATTACAAAACCTTCTTTCCCATGAACTACGACAAATGATGTTAGTTATGTCACCTTTATACTTCTTAGGTTTCTTGGGTCTGAATATGCTTTTAATACTTTCTGCCATTTCTCTTATACATAATATATAAGGTCAAATAGTATTTATAAAATGCCAAGGACATTTAACGTATCTGACATCAAGGCAAATTTATTAAAACCAGCAACAACTTCTCATTTTGAAGTTAATGTGCCAATTATCACTGCGCTATCTAGAAAATATGATACTTCAAAACAAAATCAGATTCAATTATTATGCTCGGAAGCATCTTTGCCTGGATCTAATTTAGCAACATTTGAAATTAATAATGATCGAATGGGTGTAACAGAAAAGCACGTTCATAGAAGAATATTTGATGATAGAATAGATTTAACTTTTTATGTTGATGCTGGAGCTTATAAACCAATTACTTTTTTTGAAGACTGGATAAATTTTATCACAAGTCCATCTGAAGATCTTATTCAAGTTCCAAGTGCTCCACTTCAAAAGGAGGATGGTAATTATTTTTATAGGATGAGATATCCTCAAGGTGATAGTGGTTATATGGCTCAACAAGGACTAACAGTTACAAAATTTGAGAAAGATCAAGCATATGGTGGTGGTGCGTTAGAATATAAATTTGTAAATGCATTTCCTTTGGCAATAAATTCTATGCCAGTTTCTTATGATGGATCTTCATTATTAAAATGCACAGTATCGATGAGTTATATAAGGTATATTGTAACGCAGATACCAACAGGTGGGACAGATAATGATAAAGAGGCTATAAGAGAGGTGAAGAGGGGGAAAAATCCAGATCCGATTAAGCAAGCACAAATAAACTCTCAAGGTGATATACCAGCACCACCTCGACCTGTATTAATTCCACCTGTTGTTCCACAACCTGTACCACCAGTAATAGTAGAAAGAACCTCTCAATCCTTTACAACTAGGGGTGGTCCTGAAGCTGAGAGATTAAAAAGTTTAATGGCACAGAACCGTTAAACAACCCTGCTAAATAACAATACTGAAGTGCTTATAGGACATTATGCCTTTACCAAAAATTGCCACTCCGACCTATGAGTTGGAGTTACCTTCAACAGGTGCATCTATTAATTATAGACCATTTCTTGTAAAAGAAGAAAAGGTTCTTGTGATTGCTCTAGAGAGTGAAGATAATAAACAAATTACCACTGCTATCAAATCAGTTCTTAAAAACTGTATTCTTAGTAAAGGAATTAAAGTAGAAGATCTTCCTACATTTGATATTGAATATTTGTTCCTCAATATTCGAGGTAAATCTGTTGGAGAGGATTTAGAAGTAAATATTATTTGCCCTGATGATGAAAAAACTCAGGTTCCAGTAACAATTGCACTAGATGAAATTGAAGTTCAAAAAGATGATAACCATACTAATAAAATCAAAATAGATGACTCTATTATGATGGAAATGAAATATCCATCACTTGAACAGTTTATTAAAAATAATTTTGATTTTAATGAAAAAAATATGATGGATCAATCATTTGATTTGATCGCAACTTGTATTGATAAGGTTTATACTGAAGATGAAGTATGGACTGCTGCTGATTGTACTAAGAAGGAAATGAGAGATTTCTTAGAACAAATGAACTCTCAACAATTCAAAGAGATCGAAACATTTTTTGAGACAATGCCTAAATTATCTCATACCATTAATGTTACTAATCCTAAGACAAAAGTGAAAAGTGATGTGGTGTTGGAAGGATTATCGTCTTTTTTCGCATAGCCCTACTGCATATGAGTTTAGAGGATTACTTTAAACTAAATTTTGCCTTGATGCAGTATCATAAATATAGCTTAACAGAGATTGAAAATATGATGCCTTGGGAAAGGGACATCTATGTGGCTCTACTTCAACAACATCTTGAGGATGAAAAATTAAAGCAACAGCAACAACAAGCTAATGCCCGTTAAGATCAATCCATTAAAAATACTTAACGATCTCGGATATGAGATGGTAGACATCGAATCCGATGAGGACTATCTTAGTGCCTTGATGGAAGCTATAGTTAGTTTACAAGAAGCTGGTGGTAGTGGACGTGAAAGAGCAGATATTTTACAAGAAGAATTAATAAGAGTAAGAAAGGCAAGAAAGGCAGCTGCACCAAGTGCAGGAATGAAAGTAACTCAGAAAAAAATAAGCACTTCTAAGTTTTTTGGTAAAGAAGAAAAACAAACAGCAGCAAATACTACAGGAACCAGTGATCTTGCTGTTAGAAGTAAGAGTGGAAAAATAGATACTAAGAAACTTATCCCAGAACCTACTCAAGAAAAAGGAGGAGTACTAGCAGAGATTCTTACTGGTGTTAATTCTATTGTTGATACTTTAAAAGCAGAGAAAAAACAAGATAAGAAACATTTTTCTTTTTTAAGAAAAGTGATGGAGACTTTTAAAAGAAGAAAGAAAGAAAATAAATTAGAATTTAAAGTATTTGAAGGTTTAAAAAATACAGTGACTAAAGTATTAGAACCTATGAAGAGTGCTTGGAGTAAGTTCATAGAATTTGTAGGGAATATTCTTCTTGGTAATGTTCTTTTTAAAATTTTAAACTGGATGGGTAATCCCGAAAATCAAGGAAAGTTGAATAGTATTATAAAATTCTTTGAGGATTGGTGGCCTGTTCTTTTAGGTGGGTACTTGATATTTGGTAATGCTTTAACTGGATTTGCTTTGGGATTATTGAAAAATGTTGTAGTCTGGGGAGCAAAATTAGTAGCAACAGTTATTCCAGCACTTTTAAAAGCTGCTGTCGCCTTGGGTCCGTGGGGAATAGCTGCGGCTGCTGTGTTGGGAGGAGGTATATATTTAGCTACGAGAAAGAAAAAAGAACCTGATCAAGGAATAGAGGAATCCTCTGATCAAGGAATAGAGGAATCCTCTGATCAAGGAATAGAGGAATCCTCTGATCAAGGAATGGAGGATGAGGGTGTAACAACAGAAAGAACCTCACAATCCTTTACAACTAGGGGTGGTCCTGAAGCTGAGCAACTAAAAAACCAGATGGCAGAGAGTCGTGGAGAGGAAACCCAAGGATTTAAAGAAGGTGGATTAGTTCAACATTATAATAATGCTACTCAAGAAGCTTCAAATATAATTCAAGGATTTAATGAAGGTGGTCCAGTTATGGGTTATGGCATGGGTGAGATAATGCCAGATCAATTTGTTTTTAATAAGACTGAATTTAAGAAAAAAATAACTACAAAGGAAAGAAATGGTGAATTAGTAGATCATAATGTTGAGAAGAGTTTTACTGATATTGGTGGTTCTATTGGTATGCCTGATTTGATAGAACATCAGACTCAATTAGTTGAAGAGATACGTAAGGTTCCTGGATATGAAAATATTAATTTTATGGATGTTGTGCAATATCCTAATGGTGAGGGAAGACTTGTAGGTATACCAGAGGAAACACTTTATCCTATTCTTAATGCTAGTGATGCAGCAAAGGCAACAAGTGCAAAGCAAAGGGAAGCAGATCAAAGATTCTTAGTAGATAATGATTTAATAAGACCTGATGGAAGTGTAAAGGGTTATAGTTATTTTGGTGGAAAATTGAAAGTTGAAGGAGAAGAAGAAAGAGATGCAAATCTTTCAACTGGTGCTATTAGAAAGTTTAAACGAGGTGGTGTTGTAAAAGGGGCTGGTGGTGTAGATAAAGTTCCTGCAAGATTAACTGCTGGTGAGTTTGTGATGAGTAAAGGAGCAGTTGAAAAGTATGGTGTGAATACTCTTGCTGCTATGAATGCTGCTGGAGGTGGAACTAATATTCCAACACTTATGGGTGGAAAACCAGGTTATGCTGGTGGTGGTGAGGTTACATCTTACCAACAATTAGTTGAGAAGGGAGGTGTTATTAATGATCATGGTAATGTTGGAGGTGATCGTATTGTTGAGGTTCTTTTCCCTCCTAAAAAGAAAGGATTGTTTGGGCGTAAAATTCAAAAGAGGAGAGCATTATATTCAAGTAGTTCTGAGTTAGATACTCCTATAGAGGATTTTCTTAATAGTAGATTGGGAGGTGGTTCAACAATAAAACCTAAACCATCAGAAGGTACAGGTTTCTTTAAGGGTATTGGTAATATTTTTTCTGGAAAAACTTTTTCTGGTGAAGAACGTGTTAAACCACAACGAGGTAGAGGACAAGGAAATAAATTAAGAGCAGTACCATCTAAATCTGGTGATCCCAATATACAACCATCTGAGAAAAAGAAAAATGTCATTCGTGCATATGAACAAGAAAAAAATAAAATGTCAGATAGTCCAAATGTTGAAAAATCCAATAGTGAAATACCTCAGTTTGATGTAACTTCAGGAAGATCTGCTCCAAAAATAAAGGTATTGGGGATTAGTGTATAATGGCAATAACTGCAAACAAACTTTTAGGAAAGGGGGAAAGTGGAGGAGCACTTGCGGTAAGACCCACTACTTCTTTAGTTTCATATAAAGGGATTGATCCCATTGAAAAATCTGAGAGTGATAGTTCTGAGAAAACTCTTTTTACTATTCATAAAAAAATAATATTAATTGATGACCTTTTAAAAGGAACTATTGCTGAAAAGAAAAAAAGGCAAAAGGATGAGAAAAAACAAAAGGAGGATGAGCAAAGAAAGAAAGTAGAATCTAAGATGGAGGATGATGCTACTGATAGTGATGATGAAGAGGAAAATAAACTTAAAATGCCTAGGCTTAGTTTCCTAGATGGGATAAAAAAGTTTATTAGTAATGTTCTTCTTGGATGGTTAACCTTTAAATTAATTAAGTACTTACCCACAATAACTAAGTTTCTTAAACCCATAGCTGCTATTGCAGGTTTCTTTATTAAATGGGGTGGAAAATTTCTTGATGGTTTAGTTACTTTTATTGATTGGGGATATAAAGGACTTGATGCAACTAAGGGATGGATAGGAGATAAATTTGGGGAAGGTGCTGCTGAAAAATTTGAGTCCTTTATGGGCAATCTTACTAAGATGTTTAATGGGATTGTTCTTCTTGGGATGGGTATTGCCAAGTTGGCGAATATGGGAAAACCTAAAATTAAGCAACCCAAAAGAAGTATTAAAAATAAAATAAAAAGACAGAAAAAATTATTCAAGAGACTTTTTGATCCTAAACGTGCTGACAAATTAGCAAGAGTAAAAAATCTTAAAAAGATTAAAGCAGATAGATTACTTAGGGTTAAGAAATTTGGAAGACTGAGGAAATTTGCTAAAGCAAAGCAATTTGTAGGGAAGGGTATTGATCTTGGTAAAAATATAGTCAAAACAGGTGGTAAAGTAGCACAGACTGTAACAAAAGGAGTAAAAACTGCAGTAAAAACAGCAACCCCTGTAATAAAATCTGCAGCAAAGACTGCAACAAAATTGGGAAAGACTGGATTAAAAACAGCAACAAAAGTAGCAAGCACCGCAACAAAAGGAATAACTACTGCAGCAAAAACAGCAACAAAAGTAGCAAGCACCGCAACAAAAGGAATAACTACTGCAGCAAAAACAGCAACCCCTGTAATAAAATCTGCAGCAAAAACAGCAACAACTACTGCAACAAAATTAGGAAAGACTGGATTAAAAACTGGATTAAAAGGATTGAAGGCTGCTAAGAAAATTATTAGTCCTATTGTAAAACGAATTCCATTTATTGGTGCTTTAGTTGATTTTGCTTTAAATTATTTTGTATTTAAAGAACCACTAGGAAAATCTGCATTTATGGCAATTGGTGCTGGTGTAGGTGCTTGGCTTGGTGGAATATTAGGAACTCTAATCCCTGTCCCATTTGTTGGAACTACTATTGGTGCTTTTGTTGGTGGTGTAGGTGGTGATAAATTAGCTGGTGCTCTTTATGGTGCTATTTTTGAGAAAAAAGAACCTAAAGAACCTAAAGAAGATAAGAAAGATGATAAGAAAAAAACTACTAAAATAGAAAGAAATATCAATCTATTGCCATCTAAGGAAGGTTATTACTCTATGTTAAAATCGGGAAAAAGAGGTAAAATAGAACAAGCTTTATATAATATGAGATTGAATGCCAAGCAAGGTGATGGTAGTGGATTTAATGATTTTGTTGGCAATCCAAAGTATGAGGGAGATGTCAATTTGATTATGAAACATGGATTGGGAAAGGTAGAGATTGATGGAGGACGGGTGAGTATTCAGGATAATGTTGATATAAATTCAAAGGAAACACCCGCTGCTATAAAAGGTAATGCTGAAAACATTATTCCTTTAGATGTAAATTCTATTAAAAAGAAAACCGATGATGTTTCTATGAGTGCATCATATGAAGATGATTCTGGAGAAATTATCGTTGTTGAATCAGGATCACAGGGAGATAGTATTCCAGAAACACAACCTAAAGAGACATTAACACCTATTGCCGTGGGTGCTGGAGGTGGAAGTGATGAGATGGGTGATAGACTTTATAAAGGTGGTTAAATATAACTAGGAGGAATAACTTATGGCAGGAGCAGCAACAGCAGCAAAAAGAAAAGCAACTCAAGCAAGAGCAGCAGCACCAGCTCTTCTTCAGAAAATTGATGTTATTTCTAACGAAAGCAAAACTTCTAGTGTAAGTTTGGTGAGTGGAACGGTTCGGGTATTATATTGGGAGAGTATTTTATCAGATTCAGTATCAGCATCTGTGGTTTTTACTGATGCTGGTAATACGATGACAAGAACTAAGAAAGGGCAGGGGCATGGTAAAAGAAGAAAGAAAGTAAGTGCTGTTGAAGGATTACCTATTATTGGTGAAGAACAGGTTGAATTAAAGTTTACAGATAATAATGATAATACTATAAGTTTTGGTAAAAGTTCTGATAATAATTTGTATATTAATAAAATTACCGCACTCCCAACAGATTCCCAAACCACAAATAAATCATATGAATTAAATTTAGTATCTAAAGAATATATTGATAATGAAAAGGCTAGAGTTAGGGTTTGTAGGAGGGGTGAAGTTTCTGATCATGTTGAATTTATTTTAAAAGAGGTTTTAAAAAGTGAAAAGGAGATTGATTTGGATGATACTAAAGAACCTTTAGATTATATTGGTAATAATAAGAAACCATTTTATGCAATTAATAAATTATCAACAAAAGCAGTCTCATCAGAAAATCAAGGACTTGGTGCTAGTGCAGGATATTTTTTCTATGAAACTTCTGAAGGATATCATTTCAAATCTATTGATACTTTGTTATCTGGAACACAGAAAAAATCTATTATCTATAATGAAACACCTGATACTGCAGGTAAGGGTATTCCACCTGGATATGATATAAAAGCTTTAACTTTGGACGTAGAAAATCGTATCAATGTTCAGAAAAAATTACAGATGGGTGCATATTCTACTCGCAGTATTATATTTAATCCCTTTGATAATTATCTTGACACCACCACATTAGATGCTTTTAGTGAAGAAGGGCAGAAAAAAATAAATCAAGAAGGTATAAAATTAGCTGGAAAAAGATTACCAGTTCAGAATGATACCTTTACAAAACCAGGACTGGACTCTGAATTTTCCAGAACTACTTTTTTATTATCTTCAACGGGTCAACGTAATATGGGGGGAACTGAAGAACAACTTGATGAGTGTACAGATGAGAATCTTAAAACAAAATTGATTGTCAATCAATCAATAATGAGGTATAATCAATTATTCGCTTCTCAAATAATTATTACCATACCTGGTGAGTTTTCCTTACATGCAGGGGATACTATTTTTCTAGATATTCCCCAGATAAGTGAAAGTGAAAACAAATCTTGTGGTGATCAGGTAAATGTAGAAGATGGAGGTCTATATATTATAGCAGATCTTTGTCACTACATTACTGCCAAAGAAACTTATACTAAGTTAAATTTGATTAGAGACTCCTTTGGTCGAGATGGTAATCCAACTAAGGGCAAAACTTTTAACTAAGAGGAATTATGACAACTAACACTCCAGAACACGATCTAGAGCATGAGGTTTATCTTGATCCTAAAGATCATAAAGAGCATGTTAATCATGGTATGATTGAATATACTGAAGCAGATTTAGAAATGCACAATGATGCCTTTCATGATCATACTGAAGAGGAAGTAGAACCAAATGATGGTAAGATCAATGATTGGCATACTAGGCACGAGGACAAGCATTTAGAAGTTTATTGTGATAACCACCCAGATTCACTGGAATGTAGAGTATACGACGACTAATGGCAGCAGAAGGAGGAGGATTATTTAATCAGGATTATTTGGGGGAATCTTTTGTCTGGTGGATTGGACAGGTTGCCGATGATTCTTATTGGAGAGATAATATTAATGCTGGAAAATTTAAAGATAAACAAAGTGTTCGTGGATGGGGATATCGATATAAAGTAAGAATTTTTGGTCTTCATGATTGGGGTGAAGATTCTATCCCATCAGAAAATTTACCTTGGGCAAATGTAATGTATCCCATTACTGCTGGTGGATATCAGCAGAACTCTGGATCTACTCCCATGATCCGACAGGGTAATATTGTTTTTGGATTCTTCTTAGATGGATCTGAGCAACAACAACCTGTAATTATGGGGGTTTTGGGAAATAATTCTCAAACATTATTGGCAGGTAAAATTGGTGATAATAGGGTTAGTAATACTCAACCTGGATCTGTAGCAACTAGTGGTTATGCTGAAGGTAATGTAGATTATGAAGGAACTAGCGCTCCTTTACCACCTGATAAAGATAAAGGTGTTGAGAAACCAAAGGATCCTGAGTTAGCAAAAGAACTTGCTGATCCCACTCCTGGAGTTAGTTTGAATCAATTTGGGTTACCTTCCAATAAACCAATATCAAAATCACAGCAAAAAGATATTAATAGTGCAAGATCAGAAATAAGTTTAATATTAGAATCCAATCCTGCTTTTTCTTTACTAGCACAAGAAAATTTAATTAAAAAAAGAGTTGCATCAGGAATGGCAGCTAGGAAGAAAGAAGCAAATTCTCCTAGATCTCCTGTTAATCCAGGAGCAACTATTGAATCTGAAGCAGTTCATGTTCAGAGTTCTGCTGATATAAAACTAGATGAAGTTTTTTGTAAAAAAAGAGTTTTATTGAAACCTACTGGTATTGTCGATTCTTGTAATAGAGCAATGAAAACTGATATGGATAATATGACAACTAATATTGAGAAGGCTATAAATGCATTTTCAAGTTATACAGATGCTGTTTCTATTACTCAAGGGGTTAAAGATTTAAAGAAAGTTATTAAGGATTCTTCTAAAACCCAATCCAAATATATGAAAGTGATTATGGATAAAGTAAAGGAATATAGTCAGAAAAAAATAAATCAAGAAATGACATCTGCTGTTTCTGCATTACCTGCATGTAAAAGATGGCAAATGCTTGATTTAAAAGATAATATGACTCAAAATATTTTATCAGAATTTAATGGTATGACAGGAGGTATGAGTGGTTTGATGGAAGGTGTGTTGAATAATATGTTAAAGTTAGATGATTATAAGGATAATTTTGGAAATCAACAGAAAGGATTGTTAACTCAGGCATTAGAGAGTGCTTTTAATGACTCATCTAAAGGGGATAAAGAAAAAGCAAAACCTAGAGTTCCTGTTTGTACATCTGAGGATGCTATTGCTGCAGTAATACATTCTAATCAAACAAAAATTGAGGATACTAATGGTAATATTCTTAATGGGATTGATACGTTTATAGGTGATATGATGAATGAAATGGGTAATGTAGGGGGTTCAGCAGCAGGAATTACAGGTGTTCTTTCCAAATTAGGAAATATTAGAGGAAATATGACATCTGCTTTAGATTTTGAAAATATAAAACAAAATGTTTTTCCTTTTGAACTTCCACCAAATGAGGCAGTTGCTGATTACTACACTTTTTGTGGTGGTGGAGCATCTCAATCTCAATCACAATTACCAAGTTCTGCTGCTATTCAGGATGCTGTTGTAGAATTAAAGAACAGAGTAATACCTGATAAAGAACCTATTGAAGTTTTTGCTGAACCTCCTAAAAATGCATCTAATGTTGATTTGAGAGATGCTCCTCTTATTAAAGAACTATTTTAATGATAGATAAATAATTTAACTGGAGGTTATAATTTTTAATGGAAGAAAAAAGGTTTTCATTGTCAGGTCCAAATACTAAGTGTAATATTACAGTTGGTTATATTTCTTCCGAAAGGGGTTTTGTAGATGGTCTTGGTGTCTATGAAGCTAATCATATTGCTAAGCTTAATCCAGGAACTCAATTTATTTTTAGAAATAGGGATTTTGTAAAATATTTAAACATTAATGAAGTTAATGCATTAACTCCTAATATGATGCTTCCTGAGAAACGTTCAGGTGCTAAATCATGTTCTGGAATTGTTGGATTAAATTTAGAAGGTGACACTAGTAAAAGTATTGATGTAACTTTAGATGCTGATCGTGCTTACACTGGAGGAAGCACCAAAGATTCAAAAGCTGTACCAGAAAAAGATAAAACAGCAGTTAATTTTTATGGTGGTGGTGGAGTAGGGGTTCAAGCTGCTCCTATAATAGGTAATGATGGGTCTATATTAGCTGTTCAAGTTATTCATGGAGGTTATGGATATAAGTATGCTCCTATTGTTGATATAACTGATGATACTGGAAAGGGTGGTGGTGTTGTTGCTAGATCTATTATTAAAACACGCACATCAGATGAAGGGGTTTTAATTGAGGAATTTGATGCAGAGGATGATTATGAGGAATATGTACTAGATAAATGTGTTCCAGAAATGGAAAATATTGGATATGGTCAAAGATGGAGTCCAGATGGTAAAAATTTGGGTAAATGGGATCCTTCAGTTTATTTTAATAAAAGTATAGATCCTATTGCTTATGAAATTCAAAGATATCAAAAATACCTATTAAATTTAGGAGATGGGGCAAGTATTGAGGGTAATAAAATTAAGGGTTGGTGGACAACAAGACAAAAAGCTCCTCTTAGAGTCATATCTGCAGATAAGGTAACAAGAGAAAAATTTGATGTTCAACATCCAGCATGGGGTGGGTTAGTATCAAAATCTTCCAATAATAATTCTAATAAAACTTCATCAACATTTGGGGTTGGTACTAGTCTTATAGAATCTTCTTTTCTTGTTTATACATCAGGTGGACAGAGAAGAGACTTAAAATTTATATTTAAATCAACTTCTGGAAATCATAGTTTTGAAATAAGAGCTGATGATTATAAGAATAATGCATCAGCAGAAGAAATAAAAATCAAAGTTAAAAGAAATACAAAATATAATGTAACAACAACTAGTAGAAAGGGGATAAGAGATAAGGGACTTTTAAAGAATGGAGTTTTTGGTACGGGAGGAGATATCGCTCAACGTACTGGTACAAGCAATGCTATTTTTTCTGATATTGGTAAAACTGCTCCTGATGATGATGATTTGCAGGTACAATGTAAGCAAGGAACATTTTTTATTAATAAGGGTAATATAACTTATGAGTTGAAGGATTCTACTGCTTTTAATGCAGAGAAGAATTCAAAGTATTCCAAAGGTATTAAAGATAATAAGAATAAGAACACTGCTATTCAAGATTCTTTTATGAATCAATATGCAATATCTCCTGTAGCTCCATCAAATGTGGCTGGTTCTGATAAGGCAGGAATAAATTATACTTTTGAATGGGAAGAAGAATTTCCTTATGAAGGTGAGTATGTATTTAATATTCAAGCAGATAATGAATCGCATTTATATATTGATAATGATTCAGTAGGTGATAAGATTTTGTTAGGAAGTGGTGGTGCAGCAGGACATATACTATCCCCTCCTACAAAAATTAAAAAATTTGTAAGCGCAGGAATGCGTAAGATTCGATTAGATCTTTTGAACCATCAGATTATGGAGATGAAGAAGATTCAGAAAGATGTGGTTGCAACTTCTGATGAGGTTACTTTTACTGTTACCACAGCTTCTCTTTATGCTAATGGTTTTGAAATTCCAGATTTGGGTATTAATATAGGTAAGGAATATGGTAATGGTAAAGACATAAGGGAAACAATTACTAAAAAAGTTGAGTATGGAAGAGTTTATCCTGTAAAATTTAAAAGTAGTAATCAAAGAGTTGTAGAAGGAGGAAATGGTGATGGTACGGTAATTCGATATGAAGATTTAAATCCATCAAATAAAACAATTAGAGTTGCAAAAAATAATACATGTATTGAATTAAAAGATGGTAGAGGAAATGATGCGAATGTTAAGTTTACTATTACTAGTGGAGATGCTAAGTTTTCTGATGATGGTAGACGTATAATAGGTAAAGGAAAGGTTGGTTTAAATCTTTGGTATGATGATAATCCAAGGTATTCTGGTGAAGCTGTGCGTTCAATTGCGATTGGTAAGACAAAGTGGGTGAAGGAAAGGAAACATAAAGGTGGAGAATCAAAAACAATTACTCTTGACGGTGGTAATACAACTGCTGGTGGAAATAATACTTCTAATATTAGATTGAGAAATAAAGGTGAAAAGGTTATTGAAGTGGAAGATATTCCAGGAACCTTTGCAGGTGGAGGTGGTGTAGGTGTATATTGGGATGATATTATTATTTCTGTAAATAATGGAAGACTTTATGGTATAAATGGTAGTTCTTGTAATTTTACACTAGATGCTCCTGTAGATAATAAAGGAGGTTCTACTCTAAAAGGAGAAAGAGCACATATATTCAATACTGTTGATTGGATAAAGAAGGCAAATAGAAAATTATGGAAAATGAATAGTGGTGCTGGTAAGGATTCTAATTTTATTAGTCGATTTGGGGTTCTTCCTTTTGATCCTACAGAAGTTGTAAAGATAGAAAAAAAAGTACCAGTGGTCCCTCCTAGTGTAAAGTTTGAGGTTGGTGATGATGGAAAAACTTATCTAAAAGTTATTGGTAAAGGAAGAGTTAAAGTTGGATTTGAAATGGATGTGGATGATGAAGTGGGAAATAGATTTGGAGCTGCTGTAAGAGAGGTTAAAATATTTTCAGATGAGGGACAAATTATATTAAAGAGGACTGGAACACGTTTTGAGAAACTTAATGGAACTGGTATGTTTACCTCTGGTAAAAAATATTTGATAAAATCTTTAGGTGGAAGTCAAACATCTGGATCAAAGATTGGTGTAGATAAAACAGTATTACAATTTGATGATGCTGTTAAATATGGATTTGATGGACGTGGATATGCTAATGTAAAGGTTAAGAGTATTACTCCAATTGATACTCCTGAACTTAAAAATATTATAAAGTTTAATGAACAGAATTGGGACTTTGAAGAAGGAGTAGGGCAATTAGGGTCTTCTGGATATGAGACTGTTATATCTACTGATGATTATGCAGGATTCCATGAAATTATTTGGAATAATATTACCTTCCCTGAATCTGGAAATTATTCAGTTGCAGTAATGGTTGATGATAATGTAGAACTTAAATTTACTAGACCTAATAAAAAAGATATTGTTATTACTAAAGAAGGATTTTCTTTTGGGAATAATCCAACTACTTATAGTAATTTTGGATCTGCAATTCAAGCAGTTAATAAAGGGAGGTTTAGTCCTACAGGTAAGTCTGTTTTTATAAAATATTTTGAATCAGGAACTTATACATTAAATGCAGTTCTTGAACAAATTCCAGGTGGGACAATAGCAGAAGGTAATGTAATGGGACTTGCTGTTGATATAAAAGCTGCATTTGTTAGTGATGAAATAGAAGTAATTTCTTCTAAATCTTGGAATGAAAATCCAATGGGAGTTGCATTAAGTATTGATGCTCCTTTTGCTCCAATTCCTAAAGAACCTCCTCAACAACAAGAAGGTAGATGTCCCAATAATCCGATTTGGACTACTAGATCTACTAATGCTGTTAATGAAATATGGTATCCAGTTAATGTGAATTCTTGGGGTAAATTTATGAATAGGTATTCAATATCACCTCTTCCTCCTTTAGGATTAAAAGGAACTGATGGTGCTGGTGCGGTGTATAGAAATAGTTGGAAAGTAGAACTTCCTTATAGGGGTTTTTATGGTGTTAAAGGAACTGTAGATAATTTTGGAAAACTTTTTATTGATGGTGTAGAGGTTCTTGGACCTAATGTTGATTCTAAATTTGATACGTCGCAGACACAAGCTCCAAAAACTAAGAAAATACTTTTGGAAAAGAAAACGGTTGATATAACTGTTGAGGTTGAAAATGAAAAACAATTTATTTGGAATACAATAGACCAAAAAGTTTTTAGTACTGCAGATTGGGCATCTAAGCAAAATAATACTTCTACTACGATTGAAGGTGCTAAGAATATAGACGTTGATTTTAAAGTAAGTATCGCTTCTCTTTATGGTAATGGAATAAAATTATTTGATGCTGGTACTAATGATGTTTTGTTTGATTCTTATAAACCATATAAGGAGTATCATGTTCCTGAAACTCATACTAAAAATATAGAAGTTGGTAAGGTTTATGATGTAGAATTTAGAAGTGATAATCAAAGAGTTATTCCTGGTAATATATCTCAGAATAGAAAAGCAGTTATTATAGATGGTGAAGGTAAAAATCCTGGTAATAGAAGAGTAGGTGCAGGAGGGTTAACATATGATTTTGATAATGCTGGATTCGATTGGGAAATGGATGCATCATTTAGAATTACTAGTGGTAATGCAAGATTTGAAGAGACTGCAAGTGGTCCTACTATAGTAGGAACAGGAAGGGTAACTATAGAATTATGGTGGAATCAAGCTAGAGGAGATGATGATGAAGATGGTATAAATCTAGGAAATGCTATTAAAACTATTAAGGTAGGAAAGATGGTATGGGATGCCAGATCGACTTTTAGCAGCAATAGGGTTAAACTGGAAGATCGAACTCGTACTATTGATTTAGGACCATCTATTACAACTGGAGATACGGTGCAGAGTAATAATAATAATTCAGCAATAGCACTAAGAAACAAAGGTAAGAATGTAATTGAAATGGAAGATATACCTGGTAATTTTTTTGCAGGTACTGGTGGTACTAATGATCCGAATATATTCTTTAAAGATCTTGTATGTTCTGCTACTGATGGGGAATTCTATAATATACAGGGAAGAAGGTGTAAATATAGAATTCCTTCTAAAGATAAAACAACTATAGAATATGGTAAAGGTCTTACTAGTGGATCATCAAAGAGTGGTGTTATTTATTCTGGACCTCCATTATCGACTTATATAAGTGGAACATTAGGACCATTCCTTACTCCTACTTGGAATACTGATGAAGAGTATATTGCTAATTTTAATGGTAAGACATGGACAATGACATTTAGTAATGTTGATTTTCCTGAGAAAGGAACTTATGATATACAGGCAGAAGCAGATGATAAGTTAACTGTTAAACTTGATGGTGTTGAAATTGCTACTTCTGAAGTTGGTAATGGTATAACAAAAACACAATTTAATGCACCTAAAGGAAAGAGAACGATAGAATTAACTTTAATGAATTTGGATTTTAATGCTCCATTTTCACAGAATCCTGCTGTCGCTGCTGTGAAAATTACAAGAAAAGTACAAGTAGCAAAAGTAGATCCAAGATCGGGAACAGCATTGGGTAAACCTTGGACAGTTAATCCTCTTGGTGTTTCTGCAATTCTTATTCCACCACCTTGCCCTAAAAAAATAGATGGTGTTGGTATTGTTACTGCTGTTATTATTGATGATCCTGGAAATGGATTTGATCCACCCGAAAAACCAGATGATGATGGTGATCCTTCAGGACCATCAGTTATTATAGAAGTGGATACAATTGATCCTGAAAATCCTGGTATCAATTATGGACCAGATGATAAGGTATGTATTGTAAATACTGAAACTGGTGAAGAAGTATGTTATATTCCTCCTAAAGGTCCATTTGGAGAGATATTTCCATTTGATCCTCGTATTACCCCACCAGTTCCTGGAGGACCACCTGATCCTCCTGATGATAGAGATCCACCAGGACCACCAACACCAACAGTAACAATTACTGCCACTCCTCCAGTAATACCTGAAGGAAAATGTACGGAGCTTGTTTATACATCTGCAGGAAATACAAAATTAGTAATTGATAATGGAGTTGGTGAGGTTCCTGTTACTCCAAGAGGAACTGTGAAGGTTTGTCCTCCTGTAACCACAACTTATAAAATTACTGGTGACGGTGGTGATGATGGGGGTGGTTCTAATACTGCAACCACAACAGTGACGGTTGTTAAAGATCCTGATGATCCTTTGTTAGATGCACCACCAGAGGATGGTAAACAAAAACCTCCCAATGGATATAGGGAGTATCCTCAAATAATAGTAAGAGGAAGAGGTACAGGTATTGGTTACAAGGGAATACCAAGAATGAAAGCAGTTCTTGATCCTATTGGAGTTGATCCAAAGAGATTGATTCAGGTTACTGATCTTCCTGGTTTGAAACAAACTGGATATTATGAGGGTAAACCTTACTATGGTGCTATTTTCTATGAGAATGGTGTTTCTTATGCAGGATATTATGATACACCTGGACAAAAGGTTCAAATCTATGCTACCTTACAGGAGAGTATTGATGCACAAGTCACCACTCCACCATCTGCAATTCAGAGACAGGGTACTGATGTTAACAGCAACAATTCTCGACTTAATATTCCTGGAACTCCTGACAATCTTACTTAATTAAAATGGCTACAGCTAATAATCAAAAACTGAATAGAAATGGAAAGGGACAGTCTAAAAAGAATTATAGTGCTGTAAGAACTGGTACTGATAAGGGATCTATTAGTTTTGGTCATCTTGATAAAAAGGCAACTGTTACTTCTGGAGTTAAACTTGACACACCTGATGGTCGTCATCAATTTAATTTAGAGATTGATGGTGAAAGGAAGGGGTGGACAAGTTCTACAAGTCCTGGTAATTTTCAGGTAGAATGTGGATCTGATAGAGAAGAAGCAGATACTACTTGTATTATAAACGCACTAAATGGTGATATTTGTATTACTGCTCATAATGGTAAGATTAGATTGCAAGGAACTGACATTGAATTAGTTGCGATTGGTGAGGGTGAACAAGGTAAAGGTAATATTACTTGTAGTGCAACAGAAACTTTTACAGTTCACGAAACTCCTAAGATAATTTTAGCTTCTACAACATTGACTAAACTTTCAAGTACTGGTATTATTGATATAGCTGCCAATAGTTGCTTGAAGATTTATGGGTCTATAATTAAAGGTGTTAGTGATGCCTGTTCTGTTAAAAATGATAAGAATGGCAGTCAAAGATTTCAAAAAGAAAACAATCAAGTATAGGGAGGAATAAAAATGTCTTGGAATTTTGATGATCTAGTAGTTGGTGGGCAATTAAGAGTGGGAACAGGTATTTGCCCTCCTATCAAGGAGGGTGATTATAAAATTAATGGGTCTGCTTCTTTGGAAGGACCAGTAGTTATTGGTGAGGGTACTAAGATTAAACTTGGTGCTGTTGGAGGAGATCCTGATGATCCAGATAATATTACAGGTGCAGCACCAGCTAATTTAATGGTGACTAGATGTTATAATGATGATAAAGATTGCTTTACTCCTGCAATTAAATTAGCATTACAAACTATGGGTAATGTTGAGATTAAAGGTGATAAAGGAAAACCTCATACTCTTAAAATTACAAGTGAAGCAGGAAAGGCAATTGATATTAATAAGGGAACTGTTTGGATAGATGACTCAGGTGAGGCAATGTTCAAGGCAGGAACTAGTGGGCAAACTATGTCATCTAGATTTAGTTCTGCTGACGGTAGACCAAAACCTTTTGATATAAAACACCCATCTAAAGAAGGATGGAGATTAAGATATGCTTGTATTGAGGGAGCAGAGGTAGGAGTTTATCATAGAGGTAGATTGAGGAGAGGAAAGGAAATATTACTACCAAACTATTGGAAGGATTTAGTTCATATCAATAGTATCACTGTTCAACTCCAACCTATTGGATCGCATCAAGATATAATTATAAAGAGATGGGATGATGAAAAGATATATCTTCAAACTATGGGTGGTATGCCAATTGATTGCTTCTATCATGTATATGCAGAGAGGAAAGATATTAATCCATTAATTACTGAGTATGAGGGTGATACTTGGAAAGATTATCCTGATCCAAATTACAATCCTGATAAAGTGAGTTATGAAAATCAAACATTTACTGATCCTGCTTTTTCAGGACCACCTAATACTATAACTATGTGAAGAAATTAATTTATATTGAAGATGAATTT